TCCATTTATAATATTTAGCAACATTTTATTTTTCTATGTTTTCTAAATTTTTTTTTTATAGAAGTTATATAAGAAATGCCAAAAAAGGTAGAAGAAGTAGCTTCTGAACCGCTTGAAGATCAAGAAGAAACGCCTAAAGAGGAAGTTGCAGAGGAATGTTTAGAGGAATCTGATGATGAAATAATTGAAATTAAAAAACCAAAAAAGACTCCATTAGGGAAGCCAAAAAAAGTGGAAAAAAGAGAAAGAACTCCTGCTCAAATAGCAGCATGGGAAAGGTGCCTGCAAAAGAGAGCAGAAGCTAGAGCAGCTAGAACAGAAATTAAAAAAAATGATGAGAAACTTTTAGCAGAATATAAAGAATCCTTAAAAAAGAAACAGGTCAAAAAAGTTGTCAAGAAGGCGGAGGCTATTAAAAAAAAGGCAATAATGGTAGATGAAGACCTAGATGAAATTTCTGATGATGAAACACCAATAGAAGTAGTCATAGCCAAAGCCAAACAAAATAGAGCAAAAAGAGCTACACCAGTAAAGCAACCTGTCCAGCCTCCACCAGAACCAATGGTTCCAAGAATAATATTTAGATAATATAAATGGAGGAAATTTATCAAGACTCTAGGATAATATCATTAAATTCAAAAGATTCTGTAAAATTAAATGGAAATTATAATTCAAATTTATTTTTTAATATGCCGAACATTGTAGAGAAAGATCCAGATATAACACATATTCATGTAACTGTAGAAGATTGTCAAATTCCTGTTGCTTGGTATTTAATAAATGACACTAACAATATTTTACACTACATATATCAAAATCAAAATTTTAACATTGTTTTGGAAAAGGGCAACTACACAGGTTCAACAATAATAACAGAGTTAAAAAATAAATTTTTAGAAAATGGAATAACAGTGAGTATCGTGTTAAGTCAAGTGACTGGATATTTATTATTTAAATTTTCAAATTTAGCATCAAGTTTAACATTTAATTACATATTATCAAAGAATTTAATGATTATTTTAGGATTTACAGAAAATATAACTGCAGATATAGGAAATGGATATACAATACTAGCTCCAAATCCATTGAACCTTTTAGGAATAATGAAACTTAATATTTGTTCTAGTAATTTATCAAGTATCAGTTCTTTTAGCAGTAATTCAAAATTAAGTAATCAAATATTACAAACTATAAATGTTGATTTACCCCAATGGCATCAATTATCGTATTTGAATAAATCTAGTCATTATGCCAGAATGAAAGCCAATTATTTAGATAATATTGATTTACAATTATTTGATGATAATGCTGAGTATGTTGAAATGAATGATATAGATTGGTCAATAACAATTCAATTAATTATATTTAGAAAATTAAAAAGTAAAATTGATAGATTGTATTTAAATGATTTAGCAGAACCAGAACCAGAGAAAGAGCCAGAGAAAAAGCCAGAGAAAGAGCCAGAGAAAAAGCCAGAACCAGAACCAGAACCAGATTTAACATTTAATAGTGGGGACGATCAATTAGATTTACTTTTTTATAAAAAATAATTTCTAACTATAGATTATAATGAGTGTTTTACCCAAGCAAGTAAACTACCAAGTGGATAGTCTACCACCTTCCATTAGACAATCCTCTTATATCTCCAGAAGTAGCAACGGATCTTCATTTTCCAGTAACCAACAGGTCCAATTTAACTTAATCCAAAACAGAGGTGCTTACCTTGTTCCAGAGTCCATGTATGTTTCATTGAGATTAAGAGTTACTGCTGGTGTTGCCGATAATACTATTTTAGGTATTCCTGCTGTTTCATGGTGCTCTAGACTTGATTTAATGGCAAATTCTAGTTCAATTGAAACTGTAAATACTTATGGAGCTGTTACATCTGCCTTATTACATTCAAAGCTTTCCACCTCACAAAAGATGGGACTCTCCAAGCCTTTTGGTTTAGAATTCACTGCTGGAAATGCCAATGCTGTTGATTCAAGAGTTATTGCTGCCGATTCTGGTGAGAACATCATTGAGGTTTGTGTTCCTGTCAACTGCCTATTATCTAATGCCACTAGATACATTCCTTTAGATGCTGCTCAATTTATCCTTTACATGACTGTAGATGATATAGCCAATTTTGCTTGTCTAAGTGCCGATGGAGGAGTAACAACTCTTACTAATTTTTCTGTTGATGCACTTGAATTAAAATACAAATGTGTTAATATGGATGCTGCTACTGATGCTCTTGTAAAATCTCAAGTCGATGCCGCAGGTGATATTTATTTTAAATCTGAATCATACCAAAGCACTATTGCCAATATTGCCGCAGCAACCCAAGGATCAATTTCAATTCCGTTTGCGAATTCATTAACATCAATCAAAAGCTTATGGTGCATGTTCTGCAAGTCCTCCGAGATGCGAAATTTTGCTTCTTACAATGTTACTCAAGGTGCTGGTTCTATTGTATGGGAAGTTGCTGGAACTAACTACCCTCAACAAGCTATTGATTTAACTAACCACGAATCTGACTCTGTTCTTGAATTTCTTGAGGCTGTTCATGGTATTAACACTAGCCCTGAGGCAGCCAATTGTTCTCTTTCTGTTAATAACTTTTATTCTTCCACTCAAGCTTTTGCTACTGCCCAAACCAAAGATCTTCCCAAAGCTTATTTCGGTGTAAACTGCGAAAGACTTTCTGGAAGTTACATGATGAGTGGAATCAGTTCTCAAAATTCCAACATTGCTCTTAGAGTATCTATCGACGGAGGAGCCACTAACACCAGTGTCAATGTAATCCAAGTATTTAACCATGATGTCCTTTTGAAATACAACCCTGCACTAAACCAACTTGTTGCACTTAAATAAATTAAATAATAATAATCCACCTCCCAATAGATTACTTATTTAATTCATAAGATTAATATTAAAAATTTAATAAATAATTTATAATATTAATATATAATGAGTATAACTATCAAAAAATTACCAAAACCAGAATTACCGATTTGTCATATGAATTGCGATAAACCATTACATAAAAAATTAACAAAATATCCATTTAGCGATTTGTTTTTTAATAAAGCCTCAACTACAGGAATTTTAGGTAAACCATCACAAGGTAAAAGTAGTCTAATTTATAGTTGGTTTAAAAGTCCAGCATTTTTAAAAAAATGTTATAACACAGTTTTTTATATTTGTCCTAGCAATTCAATGGATTCAATGTCAGATAATATTTTTAAAAAACTACCAGAGGATCAGATTTATAATGAATTATCAGGTGATATTTTAGATGAAATTCATACAAGAGCAATGAATCGTGAGGATGGTGATAAAATTTGTATTATAATCGACGACATGGCGAGTCAATTGAAAAATAATGATGTTCAGAAAAAATTAAAACAAATAGCAATGAATAAACGCCATTTGGGGATTTACAACACATTTATTTTGAGCCAAACATGGAAAAGCATTCCATTTGAAGTAAGGAGATTATATGATAATATAATTATGTTTAAAGTAAGCCCTGATGAATTAGAATCATTTTTTAATGAAACATTACCACAATACAAACCATATTCAAATGAATTAAAAAATATTATTTATGATAAACCACATCAATATTTAGCAGTAAATACCAACAGTGGTAGAATTTTTAAAAACATGGATGAAATACTAATAAATGATGAAATATAATCTAACTATAAAATATAAATGGGATTTTTTCAAAAACTCTCTAGAGGTATAAGATCTGTTGGGTCTGTATTCAAAAAGGGTGCTGCAGAAGTGGGAGGAGCTTTTAAGAAATCTGGTGCTGTTATAGGTAAAGGATTAGGATCTCTTGCTGGCTCTGCTGCTGGTGCAGCTTTATTCGAAGGAGCTGCTTTAGCTGTTGCTCCTGAGTTGGCTGTTCCTGCTGCTCTTGCTGGTAGAGTTGTTGGTGGGGCTGTAGGTGGTGAACTTGGCTCACGAACAGGAACAGTATTAACAGCAGATAAAAAGCCTGTTGCTACATTAGGAAAACAAATCCATAACATTCAAATGGAACATGAAAGGGCTGGGGTTGGAAAAATCGGAATGAGAAGAGGTCATGCTTCAATAGCAATACCAGATTCAAAATACTTTAGACAAAATGAATCTACTGGTGGTGGTCGTAGATTAGGTCAAGATGGTCATGGAATATTTAAACCAAGAGTAGATAATACTAATTTAATAGAAAAAGCAAAAAAAGCAAAAGAGCAAAGATTTTCAGAATAAATATAATCTTTATATAAATTATAATGAGTATAAACTTGGTATTAAATTCAAGGGATTCAGTAACTTATGCTGGAGGTCAAGCTAAATTTGTAACTAAATGGTCCCAATTTCCATCAGAAGTAGAAAAATACAATGTATCGTTTAGTTTTATTACAGAAGTAGACGGGGATTTAGATAATGATGATTTATATACATTGTCTTTAGATAATATAGGATCAACAATAAAAAATATTAGAGGTGGAACATATAATTCTAGCACTACAACTCATATAGGTTATGTATTACCAGAACAACCACACTCCTCAGCCAATACACGACTAAGAGCTGATTATTCAACAAATCCTCCAGTAACAATAATAGGCAGACCTAATAATGATTTATTGGAAATAAGTTTTAGAGATTTAACAGGAACATTATTACAAAAAACTCCTCAGTTTATATTATTTATTCGTTTTGAGGCTATTTAAGTATGTTTAATTTATTATTTAATAAAATAATTTAAATAATAAATATTAATCTCCTAAATCAATAATTTGAGATTTAAGGTAATCTATTTTTTTGTTAATTTCTCTCCTTTCAGATTTAAGAATATCTATTTCAACTCTAGTTTTAATATTTTTTCTATTTATAACTCTACATTCTAGACAATCAAATTTCAAATCAATATCTTCTAAACCAGAATCTAAAATTCTAACAACTTTACCACAAAATATAGGTTTACCACAATAGATACATTCCCTCATTTTATTCTATATATATTGTATAGAAGTTAATGTCTAGCAATCAAACAACATCAAGTAGAACAATGTCAGGGATTATTTCAATTTATAGTGATGATATAGCAGTTAATAGATTAGATGCAAATGAAATAGAAGTAGATGATTTAACAATAAATAATTCATTATTAGTTAATAATATAACTTTAAGCCCAGATGAAATCTCTCAATTGACAGGAATCAACACAGATGAGACTATACAAACACAAATAAACAATATAACAGGAGATTTGGGAACTAATTATGTAGATTTGACTTCATCACAAACTATTTCAGGAGCAAAAACTTTTTCAGCAACAACCACATTAACAGGTAATCTAAATGTGAATTCCACAAATATTACACCATTAGAATTATCGTATTTAGATGGAGCAACAAGTAATTTACAAGACCAAATTAATAATGCAGTTGTAGGTATGACTCTTGATACAGACCAAGTTGCAACTGGCTTCAAGCAGTTTGTTAATGGTATTGAATCACCCTTCATAAACAATCAGGAAACAACAGGCTCTATTAATGGTTATTTTACAAATTCAAGCGATTTTATTTATACCACGAAAACAGGAGTATTTAATGTAGGGACATCAGTTATTTCAGGGATAGATTGTGTGAATCAGCTTTTAACAGCATTATCCGATAGTTCAGGTTCAATATCACCAGCTACAATTGTAAGAAAAGGAGAAGTATTTACATGTGAATATTACATCACAGATACAAATATAATAACTGTTAATACTAACTCTAATCAAATACAAGTAGATCAGGGTATTCAGTTTTTAAATGTAAGCGATTTTGTTAGTGTGATAAATGGCTATGAAATAACATTATTATATTCAACATCTCTTACACTAACACCAGCAACAACATTATCCAGTTATATTTTGAATGGGAAATTAATAACAGATAGTAATGTTAATGGGCAACATTTTATAGAAGGTAATGGATTAACTAAACCTGTTCAAATAAACGCAAGTGCAACATTGGAATATAATTTACAAACACCTAATCCAGTAATAGACACACCAATAACAACAACGACGCAGGGATTTAATTATAATGATAAAAATTGGACTTTTTTGGATTATACTGCAACAATAGCAGACCAAGATTATACAACAGGAACAAATATTACACTTGGAACAAGATTAGAAAACTTAACAGCGGACAAATATGATTATAATATTTCAGTAGTAAATGATACACCTTATTACACGGTTCAAGGATTTTATTATTCAAATAGAGTATGGATTTATACAGGTTCAAACACAATAGTAGTAGATGATGGGATTTTTGATATTACACACGGCGAATATGCTTATGTTAGTATAGTTCAAAATGATAATGTGTATACAATTGGAAAAAATGATTTTAATGTGCAAAC